TGAATGATCCATCAAAGCCCAGTATGTATTCAGCTTCGGGGTCAAGCTGTTTGCTAACAGCTAATGGCAACCAGCTGTCCGATGATAGCCAAGCATTTTGAGAGCTTACCCATTGGTTACAGCGCTTAGTTCTAAACTCAGCTTCTGGCGTCCGCCGAGCCATAGCAATAAAATCTTCCTCGGCATTCAGATCCCCAAATGCTGGATTAGCTTCCGACCATGTTTTTGGATCTTGGTATGGCGCTTCCGCTGGCGCTTCCCACCAAGCCATGAAGAAACTTGGATCTTCAACTTCTCCCCGCGCTACGCGCTGACCATACTGGTACAAGCTATAAGCTGTTGAATCTTGCCCTGTGCTATCTGTCTTTACCCCAGCGGTGGTAATCGAAAGCAACATCGGTTCACGCCTAGCACCCATACCCAGCGCCATAACATCAAACAGTTCGCGGTTAGGTGTCGCGTGAAGCTCATCAAATACAACGAAAGTTGGCGATAGTCCTTCCTTTGAGAAAGCTTCAGCTGATAGAACTCGGTAGATAGATCCTGTGCTTACAACTTCTATCGCATCGCGGTAAAGCTTTGTCATTTCCATTAGATCTGGGTTATTTTCTACCATGCGCTTTGCGTCAGAGAATACGATACGCGCCTGTTCTTTTTCAGCAGCGCAAGAATAAACTTCGCCACCATTGTCCCCTAGATAAAGCGACCACAAAGCCAGCGAAGATCCCAGCGCACTTTTGCCATTCTTTCGGGGCATGCCTACTAGTGCGGTCCGATGTAAAAGTTTCCCATCTTCATCTTCAGCAAATAGATCCTTGATTAGCTCGCGTTGCCAATCGCGTAGGACTAGCGAATTACCCGCTTTACCCGCAATCGTATCTTTGGTTTGTAGTCCGTATTCTTGTATGAAAGCCATAATCTGTTCCGCGCGGTTAGCTTCGTGATCATGTCTGGTTACTGGGGTGATCCAGCGCGGTGGGTAATTACTCATTCCGCATACTTCTTAGCTCGGCAATCTTGCTCATTTTCTTGACTTCAGCCACGCCCAGACGCGACCTATCCGCTGGGGTTAGCCCCAGTAAAGACAAATGACTTTGGATTGCGCGGTCTAGATCCCTAAGCGCCCTACGATCACGCGCCTGTCCTTCTGTCATAACTTTTACGCGTAAGTTCCAGCGCTCGTCAATCATTTCAGCGGTCATCAACATGGCTTCGTAATCGGTGTTTGAGCTGATCCAAGAAGATCCCATTTGCCATACGCGTTCCCAGAACTCGCGCCCATGTGATCCAAGCGGTCTTGAAGTTTCTGGTATTGCGGTTATTTGCGGTAAAGCGACAATGGTTTTCTGATCTGGCAAAGCGCGTTTTCCTGGGTTCCCAAGCGCGCGTTTTACCTCTACTGGTTTTGGTGGTCTACCTGCCCTAGCCATTGTTTTACTTTGAGCTGTTCCAAGTTATTCCGTCATTCGCCTTGAACCAAGCAACAGTTTCCGCAATACCCTCAGCTAATGGCTTGAAAGTCTTGTGGTCAATTCCAAGTATTTCTAAGGTGCTTACATCTGCGCTGACAACAGTTCCAAGTTCGCGAACAACACGCCTGATGTTTTTAGGATCTAGTTCAGGGTTCGTTTGTTTGATTGCCTCAACAACAGCCAGCAATTTTTCTTGGGTGTCCATAGCGCCACCGAATGGCTCGCCAGCTCTCATTGGAACTGTTTGGATAGTTGCGCCAGCTACATTTTTGATCACTTCATTTGCCACTTGTAATACGCTAGAAGGTTTCTCATTTCCAATCTCTACTGGATACTTAGGGATAATTCCTTCCGCTGCTTTCTCAAGCGCGGTGACAAATACGCGCGCCACATCGCCAACCCAAATTGAGTCGCTGATCTGTGAACCATCTCCGTAGACCCTGATCGGATCACCAGCCAACGCCGAACAAACGAAACTTGGGACAATCTTTCTGACTTTAGCTGCGCCATACGGTTCAGGCGCTGATTGGCGTGGACCATAAGCGTTCATAGGTCTAACGCTTGTCACGCGTAATCCGCGATCTTCGCGATACATGTCTACAAAGCGTTCAGAAGCTGACTTAGTAATACAGTAAGTTCCGCGCGCGATGTTAGCATTACCAACCGCTGCGAACACTACTGGCAAATTGTATCTTGAAGCTGCTTCAAATACATTGAGGGTTCCCATGATGTTTGTTTCTGCTGCTGGCAAGGGTCGGTCAATAGTTTCTACTGTCCCAAGAACAGCAGCTAAGTGAATGATTCCGTCTACATGGGCAGCGAACTCCATTACAGCTGTTTCACTGAGAACATCACCAAGCATTACATTTTCCGCGTTAGGTCTTGTTCTGTGATCAAGGATCAAAGCTTGGTGTCCCCGATTTTTTAGTTCTTCAACGACCCATGATCCGATAAAGCCTGAACCACCTGTTATTCCAATTTTCATTTTGACTCGCTTTCTTATTCTTCTTACATTACTCGGTTGGTCTTGGTATTCTGGCGAAGGTTAGTTTCTTTACCTGTATATTGAACATTCCATTAGCCTTGACTTGGGGTGTGGCTAGATCTGGGTATCTCATGATGATTGCTTGTAATTCTTGAGAATGTTCCGTCTGGCGATCTTCAATTCCCTTGTCTTTGATCTCCGCGTCAATCCCGCCAGCAGCAAAGTATTTGGTGATCGGCGTAAGCCACTCAATACGCGCAACCGCGCCATTAGCCATGAAGCTTCTAATGGTGGTTTCATAATCATCGCCAGAGCTAAGAAGGCTCGGTCTATCTTCCCCAATGATGGCTGGATCACCAGCGTAATTACCGTAGAAGTTTCCACAAATGTATCGTAGCCCGATAACAGCCCAATCTTTCATGAAGTAAGCGTTATTGACTGGGTTGATTCCCCACATCTTGGCACCAGATTTCTCACAAAGATCAAAGCCAAGTTTTACCAGATCGTCTATCGTCCCTTTATAGGGTTCTAGTTTGTCCAGATCGTTCCGCTGTTTGATGTCGTAAATGTCATCGTCAAGGTTGAGTAGGCGTGTTCCCTTGGCATAGTAGTGGCGATGATAGAAGCGGTAGGCATTGAGCTGACCGATCTCAGCCACAATTATTCTGTAATCAGTTATTACTTTCTTGTATTCTTCAGCCTGTTGTTCGTTGGCGACAAAAATAGTTATGCGATCTTTGTCCGCGCCATACCGTTCAAGTGTTTTGAGGGTTACTTTTTTTAGTAATTCGGCGCGCTTGTAAGACGGAATGGCAATTTGATAATCAAACATTTTCTCTCTTTTACTTTAGATCTATTCGTTGATGATCTTAGTATCTCCAGTAGCTCTGCCAGTTGGTATTCTTGATGCCGTTGCTTCAACAGAAGTATCGGTCATACTTTCTTCGCGAGCCTTTCGGCGAGCGCGAGCTTCACCAAGTTCAACTGCGTAAGTGTGACAATCTTTCATTCCGCGCTTTGCGTAGAAGACGATTGAATAGCGGTATCCATCTTTGGCGCGGGTGGACATCGGTGTGACGCCATGAACATACGCGTATCCATTGAACCAAAGCGCCCAGCCATCGCGACAGTTGATGGTGATTCCGTATTCAGGCATGTGTAAATGTCCGCCGTCCATTCCCCTGCGGATAACTGGCATGGCTGACCAAGTATCAAAGTTAGATCCATCACGATGGTATGGCAAAGCGGAAGACTGGTTGATCACGCCAGAAGTCCAGAGCGCGTCTTCGGTCATACGCCATTCTGGTAATACTTCTTCAAGCTTTGCTTGATCATGTAGGAACACTTCTGGTAATTGTTCGCGTAAATAATCACCTAGAACTTTAGCTGCTTCATTTAGAATTATGCCTGACTCTGGAGATTCCCAAGAGAATGATGTTGGGGTACAGGCTTCGCGCTGGTGAACTGTTGATCTAGTTGTAAAGCCAAAGTTTCTAGACGCGTTCCTCGTTCCATTCGCGCGTAGGGTTGTTGAGAACTTGGTGTCAATAACTGTTTTGCGTATCGGAGTGATTGAAGCTGGGTATGGCGCGTAAACCAAAATAGCTTCGCCAGTTTCCCTGTCGCGATAGATCCCAGCCTCATTTACATTAGGCTCGAGGGATTCTACTTTTTCGCCGACAACTTGATCAGCTTGTTCCTTGTTTAGAACTCGGTCAATTAGAAATTCAGGTAGGCTGCTCATTTTTCAATTCTTTCTCAATAAGAGCTTGAACAGTTTCCGCGTTATCTTTAGTCCCAAGTTTGTTAGCAGCCTGTTTCAAGTTCTCTACCATTGTAGCGTAATCATCATTTGAGTAATAAAGAATGATCGCGCGGACAGCGCGGTTCGCGTATCGTTCTAAGAATTCTTGATAGGTGGCTTCTTTTTTTACTTTAGTATCGGAGTCAATAGGAACTGTTCCACCATCAGCGCTACGCAGTCCGCCGTCTTGAATAGCGATGGCTGGCGCGGTCATCTGTTGTTCGTCTAACAGCGCGCGGAAATCTTCAAGATCCGATTCCTTGAAGCCAACGCTGTCAATAGATTCCAGTCCAATTTCATCAAGGGCAAACACCAGTTCTTCAATGTCCCATTCACCAAGTTGTCCAATACGGTTGTCAGCCACGCCATACGCAATCGCGGTTTCTGGATCATCATCAACGAATACAACAGCTAGTTCTGTCCAGCCTAATTCTTTGGCTGCTAGAAACTGATGATTGCCAGCGATGATCTCACCAGTTGCGCGGTTGGCAACAATCGGTTTGCGCTGTCCAAAGCGTTCGTAAGATTTTTTGATGGACTCAACATCACCTTTGCGCGGGTTATGTTGGGCTGGCTTTAGTTTGCTGATCGGTTGGATCAGGGGTTTTAGATCTTTGGCGATGTCGGACATGGGGTTTCCTCTCTAGGTCGTGATTACAGACTATACCAAACTAATCAAAAAAAGGTCATAATTTCGCGGGAATCTACGCATGGC